TTCAGAAAGTTCCCCACCAAAAGATAGGCTATCTTGCATTTAACGACTGTTAGTCGGTTGTCTTTCCAACAGGCATGTAAGGTTCTAATAGAATTGTCTTACAATTTCTAAGGTAACTTAATTAAAAGTCACCCTAGAAATCGCAATATATCAATTTTGAATTGATTGCAATAGAATTATTGAGTTAATAATTCTCTTAATGCAAGTACTTGATTAACCACTTTATTGTGGTTAGGGTGCATTTTATTCCAATAAGCACCTTGTTTATCAGATGTTAATTCATCTATTTCTCTTTCAATATCTCTACCTTGAAGAACATTATCAGCTTCTGTACCGATAATTTTATCTTCAGATAATAGATTAGCAATATTAGCAAATGCTTTGATGATCTTTGGATTATCACCTAATCTAGATCCATCTCTTAATTGAGTATCAAGAAGTTCTGGTTCTAAATAAGTTTGAGCAACATTTGCAGCTTTTCTCAAGTTGTCATCGTATGCTCTTCCCCATTCTGATCTTAAAGCGTTAGTAGCTTCAGCTTGTGCAGTTTCCATATTCACTGACATTTCTTTTGCTGAGCCTTCTAATGTTGATTTATAAAACTCTAGAATACCTTGAGCTTGTTTATTATTTAAACCTAGCTTGTGAGCATTCTGTGCGAATCCTTTGATTATATTTTCATCAACAGGAGCAACATCAGTTTTAAGTTCTAAAGTATATTTATCAGGAGATTCTGGTCTGCCTAATTTATTATATACTTCATTCCACTGTTCATCTGTTGCAGACTTTCCTGGAAGAGGAATCTTATCAGTTCCAATCATAGATACTGCATTGATGTAGCTTTTAGCTAGTGCATCTAATTCAGTAAACTTTTCTATGTTTGGATTTGTTCTGTACTCTTGTGAGATTGCTTCTTTCCAAGTCTTACCAGAAAGTGGTTGAGTTGGTTGTTGTGTTGAGCTTAGTATTGGTGTTGCTGTTGCGGTTGTTTGTGTTGTTGTTTCAGTTGCAACAGGCTGAGTTACCTCAGTTGTCTGTATTTGTTCTGACATTTATTTTCCTTTTAGTTTATCATTAAGCAGCATGTTTTTAATAAATAGAAGAACGCTGCGTTGTCCCTCCATATATGCACTTTCATGACTATCCCCTCTTACATTAGTGGTAGCATTATAGTGGCATCTCTTTTCTAAATCTTGCATGACAATCTTGCCATGATCAGATTCAAAAACTATTTTATAATATTCTTTTAATTTATTTACTTGGTCTTCCATTTATTTTCCTTTCAGTTGTTATTCAGATCTAATTAACTCTTGTGCCTCCTCAGGTAATGCTTTTGCAAGTGGAGCTATTTGACCACCTGCTTGTGCAACTTGTTGTAACTGTTGCAATTGCATTTGTTGATCTGCTTGTTGTTGTTTCTGTTGTCTAATCGCATTAACTTCTGATTTAGAATTTAATACTTTAGCAGGAACTCCAACAATATCAGCCAAGTGTGTAACTAGATTATCAATATTAATATGATCAAATACTGGAGATACTTGTGCAAGTGATCCAAATATTTCAATCGCTCTCATAATAGATTGTAGTTCAGAAGATCTTTGTGCTTTAGCTAATGGTGATACATATTCAATTTGAATATCTACACCTGATAAGAAATCTGGCGCTGGTTTAAATAATTTCTTTCTAAGTAATATTGCAAAAGTTCTATCAATTAATGGTCTTAATAATTCTGATTGTAATCTTCCAAGAACTGGACCAAGTAATCTCATCTTCTCTTCGTTACGTTGTACAACTTCTGTTGCAGTCATCTGTGGTCCAGATTGCATCATTAATTGATTTACATAAAACGTATCTCTAATTGCATTTCTTCTTTGCTCTTCCATGTTTAAACCTAATGGATTATTTGCACCAATGTTTAATGGTTCAATTCTATCTCTAGTACCTGCTCTATAAAAATTTAATCCACCTGGTACTGTTCTTACTGGTAATATAAATCCATCATCAGGAACTAATAGTGGAGGATCAACTTGTTTTTGTGCAGCTTTAATAGTTGTCTTAGACATTTCATTTAACATCTTAACATCTGGTAAAGCAGTCATAGCAGGAGATCTTCCATAGATTTCAAATGATGCTTTTAAATAACGTGGTACAACGTATGGGAATTCATTAAATCCTGATTGAGATATTTCGTGTTTGTTTTCTGGTTCAATATAGCAAGAAGCAAATGGCATATTCTTGTTATCTTTTTTTCTAGGATCGTAATTTTCTCTTGGATATACAACGTGAAGAATTGTAATTTCTTCATAAGGATCTTTTAATGCAATGCCTCTAGTTGTTTTAGAAACATTCTTTTCTCCAAATTGCATAATTGCAGCACGAGCTGTTAATTTAAATTTTCTAAATACTGTATCTACTTTTCCTTTATTGTTTTCTGAAATGTAAACTTCACCAATGTGTCTTGTAGAAAATCTTACTATGTCTTCTTCATCTTCTTCAATGTACATTGCTGCTGTACCGAAAGTAATTAGATCGTGATACAGTTCAAATATTTCTTGTTGAAAATTAGATCTGTTAAATGCTTCATACATTTTCTCAGTTGAATCTTCTAACCATTCTTTAGCTGCATCTTCATCTACTAAATCTATATTTTTAAATTTTAATGAGAACCATGGTGTAGATGGATTAGTTAACATACCATGTAGAGATGCAGATAATAATTCCACCGCATGTAATGGTGATGAATCAAATATTAATTCAGATCTTTTATCTCCTGGTGATCTTCTTTTAGTTACATCTGCTTTTCTTGGCATCATATAATCTGATACTTCTTGCCAATGCGATTCCCAAGTTTGTCTTTGTGTTACTAATTTTCCAAATCTCTTTAAGAGATCTTTTACTAAATCCGTTTCACCCATTGTTTATCCTAATAAAGTTGGTGTGCCTAAAGTTGCACCTTCTGAAAGACCAGCTGATCCTGTAAGTATTGTTGGAGATCTACCACGTCTTCTTCTTCTAATTCCTTTTTCATCCATATCACTTGTTGTAGCTTGAGATACTTCTGCAGTAGTTGGTGCAGTAGCTACAGGTTGTGGTGCAGGAGCAGATGGAGATTTAAAAGGATTTGGTATTGGACCACCCATATTACATTCCTAATAAAGTTTTTTTCTCTGTCGTTGCTTCTTCAACTAATGGAGATGTTAATATTGTACTTGCTCTACCTTTACGTCTTCTTTCAATTGCGTCTTGTTCAGCTTTAATTCTTGCCTCTTCTTCTTCTGACAATTTAGTAGAAGGTGGTTCTGGCAATGGTTGCACTGGTGGCAACGCTGGCATTTTTGGCGATAAAAAACCCATATATAAAATCCTATATAATTTTGTAATTACTATCAGCTACACTTTGCGGTGCAGATTGTCTAGTATTTATTTCTTGGATTCCAACTGCAAGGTAACGCATAGCATCACAAGCGTGTGAACTCCAATCATGTACAGGCTTAGATCTAAACATTCTGTTTTTATCTATAAACTTCCTATGGTAGTGTCTTAACGCATCTATAAGTTTTTTGCAACTGTCTGTATCAATCCAACATCTAGGTAATAACATTGTGGTAGCATGTATTCCATCTTCAAAAGGAATCTTAGGAACTACTTTAAAATTAACACCTAATTGATAAGCAACTTCACGTCTTGTTTTACCATTACTAAAATCAGTAACTTCAATATCATGGGGTGCAAAATGATCTTTATAAACATAATCTTTGCTTTGTAGCATTTGAATATAATGCGGTAATCCTTGACCACGTTCTTCGTAGTAATCAATAATGTTTATAGCTCTACCCATTTGTTGAAAGAATATAACTGCTGAATGATCTGACACACCTAAATCCCACGCAGTAGAAACAGGAAGACTTGGATCATAAGGCACTCTTGTTAACTGCCTAGCATCTTCCATCTTAGTTATAATATCTCCATAAACAGCACCTTCTATATTTGCAATCCAATCGCATTCAAACTCTTGTAGATATTTCTTTTCACCCATTACTTTTTTCGCAGCGTCTAATTCGGCTTGATCAACTATTTTAGTTTCAGATGCTTTAGCTTTATAGTTAAACCATTCTTTATCGCCTTGTGCATGCTGATATAATTCATAGAAGTTATTATTAGTTCCTTGTGGAGTTCCAATAAATACGCACCATCCTTTTCTATCTGACAATGCTGGTCTAATAATTTCTGTAAATAGTTTGCCTTGTACGTTTGCATACTCATCAATAACGCAACCATCTAAATAGATACCTCGTAATCCATCTGAGTTCTCTGAACCTAATAATGTTATTCTAGATCCATTAGGTAAATCACAACGTAATTCTGTTTCATTAAATTTAACACCTGGTATTAATGATGTGTATTGTTTCATATAATCCCATGCAATTGATTTAGCTTGTTTGAAGGTGGGTGCTATATAGGCATATCTGGGTGCTTTGTTAGTAGAACGTAGTGCTGACATAAGCAAATGATTAATCATACAAACTGTTTTGCCAAACCTTCTGTGGCAGACTAATACTGACCAGCGATATTTCTTCATATTGAAATGAAGTTCTATTTGCTTTTCTCTTGGGTAGTATGGAATTTTGTATTGTACAGTTCCACTGTTAATTACTGTTTCTGTAATCTGTGTCATTAATGGATTGCCTTAGACTTTGCATCATTTATGATTGCATTCTCAATATTCAATAACATCATTAACCAAGAACTAAATATTGCTGAATGTTCTTTGCTTTCAAATCCTGTGAACTTAACAGTTATGGAATTATCCTTTTCTATAAATACAACTGCTTTGACGTTAGAGTTGTAAAAGTCATCATCATCTTGGTGCATATTTTCAAACATACTACAATAGGTAGTGTTTTAATATTATATTAAGGTGGTCAGGCAAAGGAAAAAGGTGCGGGTTGTTTTGTGGATATACCCATTTATGTTTTTGTAAACTTTGGTGCGGCGGAATCCTGTGGAAGGCTGACTGGCTAAAGGTATCCTAAAAAGTCCCATGTATATATATAATAAAAATGGCGGCGTGTTTATGGGGGTATAGGGGGGTGTGCAATCTGAAATTGTGCGAGCTTGTAGGAATAGATAATCTATTATAGTAAAGTTCCGATAACGTTTAATTATCGGAAATATATTTATGGTTGTATTAATATAATACTGTGACATTTATACAACACATTGTGATATATATGTGACACCGAATTATAAACGCATAAGAAGCAAACGATTGGATGTGATTATAAATAGGATCTTTTATTGATGTTTTAATCTTAATACTTACACACACAACCAATGATTTTGTTTCATCTATTGTTTAATATTAGTTGCTATTAAATTCCTAAAATACAATCTAATAGTTAGCTGTTGATAAACTGGTCCAATGTCCAGGATATGTTTAAAGCTATTTCTCTTTTATATAATTTTCTCTTTTTGCCTTTCCCTTTTTTAATTGGCGTAAAATATAGATATAAAGAAATAAGATAATAAAATCAGTTATTTAATATTTTAGTTCATTTTATGTATTTACTTATTATTATTCATACCCTAAAAGGTTATTTAATTAAACAACAAAGGTAAATAATATGAAAAGCAAAATAAGAGTAGTTTTTGAATATGATCATTTAGAAGTAGAATGGTATGGAACTTCTACATTTAATGTTTATTCAATAGATGAAACTGGAAGTAGAGATCATCATGCACTTGATTGTTTTACTAATTATAATGCTAAAACAATAGAACAGGCACAAGCTGCATCTGATGAATATATCAAACAAACTTATATGGAGGTTGCTTAAATGAAAATAACTACTGAACAATACAAATCTTTTAATAATGAATTTAAAGATTTAATAAGCAAGTTTTTTAATATTCATGTTGAAGATAATACAGCTTTTTATGCTTGGTATTCAACAAAGAGAAATGAAATAATTAATGATGTTGAAACATACCAATTTATTCAACAGTTCAGAAAAAAAGACGCAGCATAATTTTAACAACTTATTAGCCTATGATTTTTATAGGCTAATGAGATCTTAAAATATAAGATCAAATACTAGATTGACATATTGGTTATGATAGTATTTAGTATAAATATAACAACTGAAAGGGTTATAATATGTACGTTATAGACTACAAAAATAAAACGATAGCTAAGTTTAACAACAAAGAGTTATCAGATTTTTTAAATTCTGGTTATGAAAAAAACCGATATTTGTTTTCTGATAACAAACAAAATGCAAAAAGAATAATTCGTTTGGCTATATCTTTTTTTGCTAAATACAAACAAAGAAAGGCAGCATAATGAATTCAATTCAAACAATGAAAGAATACATTAGCACGTTTGACGATGAAAAACTTTTAAATGAATTTGATTTATATAGATCCGTTCATTCAAAGGGTATTAAAGAAATAATATACCAACAAATCATAGAGTATGAATTATACACTAGACGTTTGTTGGATCATAAAATAATGGAAGACAACTACGAAATGGAGTACGCACAATGACAACATTTTATCATCTCCTGGCTTTGTTTTTAGGAGCTATCAATATGATTGGTATAATTTCAATTATGTATATAATGCTTAACTAATGAATGATTTAATTCTAAGCTATAATATATTTGAACTTGGCTTGCTTATCTTGGCTTTGTATTTTGTTATAGCTTGGAATTATAAAAAATAATTACTGTTCTATAATTTCTTTTTTTTCTTCGTTTATCTTTTCATACTGAGTATATTTCTGTTCTAACTCAGGAGAGTCTAACCAACTAACAACAATTGATTGTTGCTTATTAATATTAATATCCTTTGGCTTGTCAGAATAAATATCTGAAATCTTAGAAGCAACCCACTTAACCATAGCTGCTCTATCTCTGGTCCACACTACCACAGCAGGATCTAAGGTTTTATCATCTAAATTTGTATTATAAATTTGTAATAGTTTATCAACTAAAGTTTGAACCCCTTGCCTTCTAGCCTCATCAATTCTGGCTTTGATCTCTTTGTTTTCTGGCTTTCTTAAGTAAGAGTAGAATTTGTGTAAGGTTATCGGTAAGACTTTTTGATCCGTAAAAATCTCTGTAAGCGTTAAACCTTCTGTCAGCAGCTCTTCTACTGTATTCAGATCGGTATCGTTTATTATCAATTCGTTCTTTGATTGTTGTGTTGTAGTAATTTCTGACATATTCTATTGGCTTGTTTTTAAACTGTTTTAAATTTGATAGCAACTTAATCCTATCCTCATCATCATAACCTGGCTTTTTAAAACCACCTCTTCCTTGCTTATGTTTAACACCGAAATTATCTGATGCTTGTCCCCCATGCATCCTACAAAGATACCTAGGCGTACCATCAGCATTAAATGTGTTGACCAAAAACCCCTTGGCTGAACATCTAATATTTGTTCTTCGTTTATTTGCCATGCAAGTAATCTTTCTGCTTGGTCTTCCTGGCATATCATTTCTTCTCCCATGTTAAATGTGAAAAATGTTTAATCATTTTTCCCATGGCTTGATACCATTTCGTTTGTTATATTCTACCTTGGCTACATAGTTTGCTGATCGCTTCTTACCATTAGCCTTTAATGCTTGGCTTATCTGTGTCTTAGCAACACTTTCAGGCAACAAATTTTTCTGACGCAGCATTTCCCTATGTTTATCTATGGCTAACCTAACGTAATATGAATGAATGTTTTGTAGTAATAGGTTGTTTAATTCTGGCAGGGGAATAGCCTGTGCGATTAAATAAACTATTCTATCCTTATCACCTTTATTATTATTTATGATCTTGTCTATGTTATATATATACTGTTCTATATTATGTTCTATTAATACCTTAACAGTTTTAATACCCCCCTTAATAGTTTTAATATCCCCCTTAACAGTTTTAATATCACTTGGGGTAGTGATCTTAACAGTTTTAATATCACTGTGGATAAATTCTGGGTTAATTCTGTATAAATTAGTAGAAGGTAAGCGTTCCTTTAAAAGTATGCCGCCTTCAATCATTGTGTTAATGCACTTATAAACTGTGACATTTGATAAACCTAGAGGCTTGGCAATGGTTGAAAGCCTTGGGTAGCACTCGCCAGTTTTATAATTAGCGTACCTTAAAAGCATTACCAACACAGAAAAACAATGAGCTTTCCTCCTCACTGGTAAGCCTAAAAATAGAGGGTGTTCCACTATATCGCCATTTAACTTAGTATATTTAGCCATTATATTATGTGCATTTATGCTGTTGTCTTAACCAATTTAAATAACCTATATATTCCTGCTCATTTAAACACACCAAAGACCCCTCAGAAATAGGGTCTATTTCCTCCAAAATGGCATTAATTTTTGCGATCTTAAACGTTGGATACTCCGCACCCTCAATGTTATAATAAACGATATATGCAGGTATGCCTAGTTTAGTACCAATATCTGCTGTTAAATAGGCAACTTTGTTATATTTACCTACATCATAGGTGGTTTCAATAATGGCTATGCCATTTCTACATTCATTACAATACTCGTAAGAGTCTATATCAATCATACGCCAATGATCATTCTGTATCTGGCGATGCCATTCGTTGTACCAATTAACTCGTGCTTTATTAAAGTAAATATCTCTTGCCATTAATTATCAGATTTAATTTGATCTTTTAATTTAGATTTTAATTCTTTAATTTCTTTATGCTGTTCAAGAGCTAATCTTTCTAAAATAATTACATGCTTTTTTAATCTATGAATTATAACTTCAAGATCATTAAATCCTCTGTTCTTTAAATCAATCATTGTTCTTAGCTCTTTCTTGCATCAATTGAATATTAAGAACTTGTATCTCTTCGTTTAACCTATCTATTTCTTTTTTAAGAACTAAGATTTTTTCGTCATACATTTCTATGACATCTTCTACTTCCAATTGCTTATCTAACATATCAACTTTCCAATTTTTCTAATTTAACTATTACACCCTTTGGGATAACAACACAGTCGCCTACGTCTAGCTCATCTGTTGTTGGATCAATAGAATAAGTGGCAAAAGTTTTAATAAAGTTATCATTGTCTTCATAAAGATAACCTATCGTAGTGCATATTGCAGGTTTAAGATTTTTTAAATCCTCCTCAGTATTCCATGCGTTATCGCAACTATTAATATCTTGCCAAACAACTATAACCTTTTCAAATTTTATGCTTTGCATACCATGCCTCATAAAAATCATTGGGTGTGCACAAGTTATTAGTTTTTTCTGTAATAACTTTCATTAGTTTAGGATGAGGCAACCTTTGGCAATTCCTCCACCTTAAATAAGTTACCATTGGATTAGTTCCTTTTAATCCAAAGAGTTTAGCCATATCATTATTGCTAAACTTATTATCCTCCTGAAATTTTAATAGTTTATGTTTCATTTATTACATCTCCTTATCATTCGTTATTATTTCTTTAGCTTTTTTTAATGACTTTGCTTTGTCAAATTGTATTTGTATAAATTGACCAGCATAGTTTTGATTATAGTATTTTGGATAACAACTTTTGTTTGGTATTTTTTTATTAATATAAAAAGTATTATTCTTTTTACTAATAACATATTCAAAGTTATTATTTTCAATTGTAGTTACATACCATTCGTATGCTTTTTTCTTAACTTTTTTTCTATTACCAAAACAATCAAATGTTTTGTGATAATTTTGTAACAGTTTTTTAGTTTGTTTATTTAACTTATCTTTCATTGTTTAACCCTTTCTTTTGTTGTTTAAATACTGTATAAACTATATGGTTATTATAGTCAATACATATTTTAAATTATTTATTTGACATTAATAACCAATAAGATTATGGTACTTCAAACAATGAAAGGTTTAAAATGGTTATTGATTTAACAAAGAATAATTCTACTGCGTCTATAAAAAATATAGATGAAGATATTGCATTACAATATTATAAAAAATTAAATTTAGATCACAGCTCACCATCTCAGGAAGCATTAACAGATAGCGATTGGTTAGTTAGATACTGCCACTTCACTCAAGAGGATCGTAGATTAATGAACATCTCTTATCGTATGACTGCTGGTGTATCTATTGGTAGAGCTTCGCAAAAATTTGTTTCTAAGTATATGTATGATGCTGAGAAAAAAATATTAAATGAAAAGAAATCTCTGGACCAAATCATAGATGAAGAATTAAAAGAGTATGATAAATACCAAGCACACAACGAAGCAGATAAAGAGCAACACGAAGATACTAAAAACTATTTAGTTGATATGATTAAGATAACAGTGAAAGCTGTTAATGACATTGGCTTAGGTGAAGAGTCTGCCAGCGAAAGATATTGCTCACATAAATTTAAAGAATTAGTTTTACCAAAGATAGGTAGAATTGATTACGAAGATTCTAAAAATAAATTTATTGAATTAAAAACTAAGCATAGATCAAAAAGAAAATCAGATACCAAAGCTGGTTTCAGTTGGGTTAAAGGTTATTTACCTAAGACACCAGACATCAACCATTTAAAACAATGTGCTTTCTATTGGCATAGTACAAAGAAAACTCCACATCTATTGTACGTTAATCAAGACAGCTACAATGTATTTACACCTGATAACTGTGAATTACTTACGCCTGAGTATATGGAATTTTTAATTCAACAAGATTTAATTAAAGCAAAGATAAGACAGAACTTGGTTTATATTTGTAAAGGTAATCCTTTTGAAATGGCTAAGTTAATTGCACCACCAGATTTTTCTGGTTTTATGTGGCGGGACATCCAAGAAGACTTTGTTCGCAAAGCGGCTTCATTGTGGGATAATATATAATGGATACATATAATAATTTACTTAAACAACATGAAAAGATTAGACAACAATTTAGACATGATGCTATAATGCGTGAGATAAAAAAACGAGAGGATAAATTATTTAAAGATATGTTTGTTAAAATATTTTTAATTTTAATTATATTTTTATTGCTAGTTTATTTAATTGCTAAATGAAAATTATACTCACAATAATTCTTATGAATGGTTATAGTCATTCATACGAATATAAAGTAGATAATATTGATCCTCGTTTGTGTGATGCTTTGTTTAATAAGCATACTTATGTACACACAAGTAGGTTCAGTACAGCAAGAAACAAGACAGGTATATACTACAAATCTAAGGAAGTGTTTGCTCATTCATGTTCATACGAGAAAATAACATGATTGAGAAATAAGAGTATGCATATACTTGCAATTATAAAACAATATAGAGGAAACAATGAAAGATAAAATAAAACAAGTTAATGATTTATGTGCAGCCAATGGCACATACTTAAATCAACATGGAAAGAAAACAGTATCAGCTTGGAGCAAAGTAAAATATTTTAGAGAAGTATTTGGCACTGAGTTTGGTATCAACTGCGTAATACAAGAACACTCTGATCGTTATGTTATAATGAAATGTATTATAACTAAATCAGATCCTGAACATATTGTAGCAACAGGTTATTCTAAACAATACAGAGATAAACCAGGCTACTTAGAGATTGCTGAAACATTTGCAATCACACGAGCTTTATCATTCTTTGGAATTTGCTTGGAAGATTTAACAAGCAAAGAAGAATATGAGGAATTGGAAATCCCAGTTCAACCAATGAATGGAAAGAGTATTGGACCAGAAAGTTCTGATACTAATACAATAAATGAACTGATGAAGAAGGTACATTATGCACCGCATACAGCAAAGTTAGATTTTCTGTGGCGTGCTAATAAAGATCTTCTAAATCAAATAAAAATAAAAGATCAATCCACTTACAATTCTATTTTAAATAAATTTAATAGTAAGCGTGATGAGATCACAACTCAAAATGAGGTATAGATGAACGACCAACCAAAGAACAAGATATATTTAAATCTTGTTCCTAACTTAAATAAAAAAGCAGGCGACAATCAACCAGTGATGGTTGCACCTAATTCACCAAAAGCTCCAGAGGGAAAGAACTGGAAAATGAACGTGAATATTCAGGGAGAGTGGTACGACTATTGTGCGTTTGATGGAACAGACATAGATGGAAATCCAACAGGTGGATACACTGTGATCTTAACTAAGAAAGAAGCACAAGCAACAGCAGGAGCAAATAAACAACCTGGATTTAAAGCTGGTGGATTTCAAAAGAAATCATTTGCCAACAATAAATCTTTTGGTAATAGACAATACTAATAATAGGTAATACTATTATTCATTCTATCCCTAGGGTTTCATCAGGCAGTCATGCCTACCCTTTCGTTGTCCCTAGGGGTAGAGTAAAACAACAAAAGGATATTATATATGATAAACAAATCAGATTTCATTGACATTGAAGAAAAAATACAGAAAAAAATTATAGAAGATCGCCACAAAGAGTATGGTGATTATGAGGAAAACTTTGCATTACTTGCTGAGTTATTTTCAATAGTATTATTTGATAAAGTAAAACAAGCATTAACACCTGAAGATGTGGGTCATCTAATGATGGCATTAAAACTATATAGATGCACTAAAAGATACAAAGCTGATAGCTATGATGATCTAGCAATCTATTGCAAGATGACTAAGCAGCTAAGACAAAAGAACTGTATTGCCAAAAAGGATAAATAGTGGTAAAGTTTATACGTAATAAGAACTGTGAGTGTTCTTTTGTTTATACAGAAGAATTTGATAGTGCTGAAATTGCATCAGATCCAGCTGCCAAAGGTGTAGTGATTGATGTTAAGATTTCTAATATCAAAACAGTTTTTACAACTATTAAACAGAAGGATGATTTAGTTGGACAAACTAAAGATTCGTCTGCAAAAGATGAGAGATCTACAAGAGATGCGACATCGTAAAGCTCTTGAGTTCTTTCATAAGTATCAAAAGAATCTAAATGATTCTAAAAGATTGATATTTAAAATTGAGCAGACAAAAGAAAAGATAATGGCATAAGTCATTATTGATATAACAACGAAAGACAACGTGAAGTTGTTTACAACTGAAAGGGATAGCTATGACACCAAAAGAATTTAAACGTGAAATCAAATTAAGATATTCATTTAATAGTTTTGCAAACTTAGATCCAAGAGAAAAGAAAATTTATCGTGCAGGATTTAGAACTGGATATAAATTAGCAAGAGAATATTTTAGAAATAGTTTTAGGCATAGGAAAACAGTTGTTAAAGAAGTGGTTAAGTATGTAACCATTAATGATGTAGTAGTTCCTGAGAATGTAAAAGAAATATTAGCAATCGTTGCCAATCAATTAAACATAGATGTAAATGAGATCATTGCACAAACTAGAGTTCAGTCTGCTGTGATTGCACGATCCATATTAATAAATGTATTAAGAGATAAGTATGATATGCCATTCACAAAGATAGGTGTATTACTTGGTAATAGAGATCACACCACAATGATGCACCATGTTAAGATGAAAATTAATAAGCAGCACTTCTGGAAACCAGATAATATTATTTGGAATAGATATAAATATGTGATGGATAATGTTAAGAACTAATCCTAACGAAGTTTAATCCTCAAATCCTGACAATAAACTTTTATAAGCCTTCTTAGATATTGTAGATTCAGATTTAGATCTTGATGTACCAGCTTTCTTACGTTGATTAATATTATAGTATAAACCTTTGCGAACTTTCTTTCCTTCTTTAGTTGTGTGATATTTAGATTCCATTATGATAGTAGCGACTTACCTTTCTTCTTAACACCTTTAATAGTTCCTTTATTTTCTGATGCGTAGAATACAGCTTTACCTTTTTCTTTACCATATTCCTTTTGCATTTCTGCTAAAATCTTTTTACCTTTTTTATTCAGTGGCATTAATCTTTAAACCTCTTCTGTAGCATATTTATGTTTACATTTTTGTTTCTTTAAATACTCAATGTACATATTCATACGTTTATCATTTTCATTGTTATTGACAAGACTTTGTTTCTGTGCGGCTCTTACATTATTAAAGTAAATCTCGTAGCAACTATGCTCTAATGAATGACAGAAGTTTAATCGTTCAGCATTAATAACCCAACCACCTTCATTGCTCATGTGTTCTTTGCCACAGATATGGCAGAAGCCACAGGATTTTAAAATTAATTTTTTCTTAGCCAAGACTAACTCTTTTTATTTTTATTTGCGAAAGCTCTTGCTTCCTCTTTAGAACTAAATCCCCAGGCTTTGAGTGCTAGCTTCAAACGAGTTGGCTCACCTGATTTAGTAAGTAATGATCCCTTCATGCCACCAAACCTTGCAGCAAAAGAAACTCGTCTTGAATTAGTTCCAGATTTTACAGGAGCTTTAAGATTAGATCCTTCTTTTCTATTAAAATATTTTCTACCAGCTTCGTTTAATCCACCGCTAGGATTTTGATACATTTTTTTAACCATTATAATTTCTCCTTAAAAGGATTGTAGTCATCCTCATTTATTTTAACACACTTGCATTGATTCAGTAAAGAACAGAATCCTGCATATAACCAAAAAATACATTTGACTTTTTTCATAAACTATACTCTGCCTTGACCCACATATTTTTTATATGTCTTACCTTTATTAACACGCTTAGTGTGCCTACCTTTTCTTTTCTTTGGTGGTTTTCTAATATGTTTATTCTCAAGATTTTTTCTTGCCATTCTTCTTCTTTAGTTTAATCTTAACATTAGATCCTTGCTGTGCAAGTAACGTAGGTTTCTTTTTAGAATATGCTTGAGCAAACATTGTAGTTATATCGTTGCTCATTTTTTAAATATATCTAAAGTCGGCTTAAGACCATAAATTGCGGAAAATATACCAACGATTAACCATTGATACCAAGTAGGAAACTTACCAAAGTAATCAAAAAATAAATCTAATTTAGATTTGATTAATGGATCATCAGTAAAGATAGCATAAGATAAAAGCATAATAGGAATACATACTATGATTAAAACAAACTCATCTTTCCAACCCTTTTGCTGGTCATCATAAACATCTCTTTGATATTCAATCTCACCTTTAGCCATACGTTCATAGTAACGCTTCTCAGCTTCAGATTCTAATAGTTCTGATTGCTTATGGTTCTTATAGATCTCAGCACCAGTTTTAAAAACAGTTGGTAATATGCTCCACCACATTATATTGTACACTTCCTAACTAAGTTAGCCAGCTCTTCGCATCTGCTTGGCGTTTGTCTATACCAGGCTGAGTTAAGCATTTCAGCTGCAGCTCTTGTGTAATCAAATTCGTTTAAAGCTGCAAACATATTCTTAAACTTAGATACACCAGTCTTACCTAATTGAAATACCATCTCAATAATAACTCCTTTAACAAGCATAGGTAATGCTAATGTTCCAACTAATTCTTCCATACCTTGTTTAGCTTTAATAAAATCTTTATCAAATAATGCTTCAAGTATATCTTTGTCGTAAATAATACCTTCTTCAAAATCATCATCTTCAGTAAGTAGATGACCATAACCAATAGTACCTTTGCCAAGTGAATCTAAATATACTTTGGCAGAGAAACCTTCGTGTTTCTTTATACGTGTCTTAACGTCTTCGTAATTCATTTGATTAATATCTTACCATCTTCATAAACATATACAATCTTCACATTCATAGTGGATTGTATTTTAGATGGAGATCTATTGATACGATCATTCTTTTTGTGTGCATACTTAGTAGCTGACTTTCTATATGATACAGTCTTAACATCGTAGTTAGTATATTGTTTTGTCTTGGTGTTAAACGTACAAATATCTATTGGACCAACACCACCTAGTGCTGTGAATACAATTAAGTTTGGATCTTTAGCAAAGTGTGCTTGAGCTAATGCTTCTGATACTAATCCTTTGTCTGCCTTTCGCAATGTAAAACCTTTAGTTGTTTTAGTTTTTGAATTGAAAGAAACCTATGATTGAACCTGCTATGCTACCAATGACTACTAGAAATGCTATGACACCTTTACCCATACTCACATCAGTTCTAAGATCTTTAACTTCAACTGTAAGATCATCTAATCTTTTAATAATTGTATCCATTCTTTCTTTAGAATAGTTCTCATAGGCTGATAGCCTTATGGAAGTAGCAGATACTGTCTTGTGTTTCTTTCTCATTGGCACACCATATATAGTGTTATTTAAAAGTCAATTACAGATTGTAATTATGTGGGTTGCTCTGCTGTTTCTATGCAGTCAAAATGAAATGATGGTTTGACTTTCTCAAACTGATCTAATGGGAATAGTTTATTCTGTTCTGCTATAAACTCATATCCAGCTATAGTACATTCTCTAAAGGTATTAAACTTCTTAGCTGTACTCATAGTGTCTAAGCAGTTGCCATTAACCATTGAGCAAACAGTAAACACTAATAAAAAATTCATTAAAGTTATTTACACTAAATTGTGGATAAGTAAATAAGGGTAGCTTACCAAACAAATCTATTAGACTTAGATGAGTTTTCTGATGGTGTAAGATATTGAAGATTCCACTCAACATGCAAGCCACAAACAATCTTACCTTGTAATGGCACTATATGATCAACAACATAGCCTTTGGGACAGTTCTTGTAGATCTCTCTTATCTTATTAAGATTAGCAAACTTAGGTGTAGCTTTTAATTTTAAGGCACGTCTTTTAGCAGTTATCGCTTTTTTAGTGTGTGGATTTTTTAAATGATATTCTTTTATTTTATCTTTATTATTTAAAGTATAATTTTTAGTATATTTTTTTTGTTTTTCTGCGTTATTTAAATAATATTGCTTTCTTTGTTTTGAAATTTTTTCTTTATTTTTTAAAAGATATTCTTTTATAAACTCTTTATTATTTAATTTATATAATCTATTTATTTCTTTAAACTTTTCTTTATTGTTTAAATAATATTTTGATTGATATTTTTTTATATTATCTTTGTTATTTAAATAATATGTTTTTTTATATGCTTTAAGTTGTTCTATATTTTTGAGTGGCATGTATTAATTAATTATATAAAAAAAATTATACAATCAATTGTATTTAATGTGGATAAGTAAAGGTGGTATTGCTACCACCAATACTGTAAGGATTAGTTATTAATTATCCTCATCCTCTTCATCATCAATTTCCAGATCATCATCTATATCCTCTTCATCATCAGATATATAATCATCATCTTGATTTACCAATAACTCTAAGTCATCAAGTAAATCTTTGATTTGATATAAAAGTTCTGTAGCTGATTTCTTTTTCTTTTTTGCCATGCAAACTCCTATAGTTGGTTTGGCATGTGCGAGATAAAGTTAATTGAATAATAAGTAAATAAAATTATTTTTTATAACTTATTGTTTTATAACTATTATTTATTTATTTTTTATATAATTTTTCTACTGTATCTGAGTAGTTCTTCCAGAATGATTTTGCATCTTCAAAAGCATCTGCATAGAATTTAGTCCAGTAGTTTTTAATATCAGTATAGTTTAACATTATATTCTCCATTGGTTAATGAAGTCTATATAGGTTAAATTATTATATTTTCAAGATTGCTTTGATAGATTCAATAGCTTTGTTGATTTCATCTTTATAAGCGTAACCAATTAAACCTCCAGCTAGTAAACCAATAATAAGAGTAATCATATTATTTCCTGTTTAGTTGAGTCATAAACATACCATGATATTCGGTAGAACCCAAGTGTGTAATTGGTGTAGATAAGTCTGTCCAGATCTCAAAGCCGCACTCTTCAGCTAATCTACAGAAGTAATAGTCTTCAGATAAGAATCTATTTACACCATCTTTCTCTTTATAAATTCCAACTGGAAAGAAATCATAGGCATTCTCTGATCCTTCTATTCCTGTTCTTAGATCTGGTTTGTATTTAAGCTGAGGATTTTTATCCATGATAGTAGTAAACACTTCTCTGCGTATCATCATAAATCCAGTCGCTGACTCTTTAACACGAGCAAAACCATTTTTAAATTCTGTGTTAGGATATAGATTAACATTGAACTGCAAAAGATAATCACGCATAGTCTTTTCATCTATGTTAGTATTTTCTTTAATACGATTTAGTAATTGCTGCCAGTAGAATCCTTTAACAGGATAGGTGCAGGTTACAACTTCTTTATTAAAGTCTATTATTCTTTTTAAATTTTCTATTGTAAAACCTATATCAGCATCAATAAATAATAGGTGTGTTCCATTAAATTCTTTATCATCTAAGAATTTAGTTACAAATTTATTTCTAGCACGATTGATTAATGATTCAGTTGGTAATGTTTCAACTCTAATATTATGTCCCTGATCGTTTAACCAACGTAATGTATTTAATATGGAATGGAATGTTAGATTGGAAACATTTCCGCCAAAACATGGGATTGCTATTAAGATGTTCATCGTTGTATGAACAATATTTATATCTTATTCTTTAGGATTGTTAAATCTATTCTTTTGGATATTTAGCTTTAACTGCTAGACAATCGTTAATATACTTTTGTATTTGAGCATCATCACCTTTAACAATACCATCTAGGTATTCTTTAAAGTCAGGATATTCGTTTGCTCTATTTGCTTTAACTAGGTTTAATCTTTCAACTTCATTGGCTTGTGCTTCAAAGGCATCTAGTTGTGCCATTGTAGGTTTAGGTATATCAAGATTCCATTCAGCTATGAATACTCCATTACCATCTGAATTGTCTTGTAATCTTACGTCTTTAAGAAAATCTATTTCTCTATTTGCGTATAGTTTTATTTTAGTTGTTATTTGTGTCATAATTATAATGTTCTTACAAAAAATCCTTGAAAATAAGTCATTCTGCTATCAGCAGTTACAGCTTGTCCAGTACCAAAAAAAGCAAACATTTCTACATAATCTGTTGTGCCATTTAAAGAAATCAAAGCAGAACCATTTACTGTATTTCCAGCAGATGCAACAATATAATTTGTTCTTTTAGAGGTAGCACTTGAACCATTTTTGTAAAAATCTATTAATACGCTTGTAGCAGATGAGGCAACTGCAATATTACCAGTAAAATAATAATATCCAGCAACAGTTGGAGTAAATCTGTAATTAGTTGTTGAATCAAAATTACTATTAGTATCAAATTCTTCTGTTTGAAAATTTATTTTAGTAGCTACACCAGAAGATAAAGTTTGAGCTGAACTTTGATAAGCACTAAAAGATGGTTGTGCTGTAAAGAAATTAGTTCTAGTCATCTTTCTTAATGCTGTGGCAGAATCATCATAGATTAAAACACTATCTGCACCATCAATAGAAGTTTCTGCTGTAGCACCAGTAATTAAATTAGAAGTTACTTTTGCAAAACCTACTGTTGCATCGCTAGGAGTTCCAATGTTTAGTACATCACCTAATACTAAAATAAAATCTATTGAGTCAGAAGCAGTTAAAGCATCTGAGAATACTATTGTTGAACCTGATATTGTATAAGCTGAAGTTGGCGATTGAATAACACCATTTAAAGATACGATGCAGTTGTTTGCAGTTTGTGGGAAATACGCAACTCCACCATTTAATAAATTGTATGTAGCTGTAGCGGATGTTGTAATAGCATCTAGCTTTACAAAATTCCCACTCACAGGATTTTTTCCAATATATGACAACTATGCTACTCTCCTTTCCCAATATGCTTTTGTTTTTTGTGCAAAAATATCTTTTAATTCTTTAGTCATGTAAGACATATCTCTACCAAGTTTATATCCATTATTCAAATATTCTTGCTTTAATTCTTTTTGTATTCTTTTAGACTTGTTATCTTTATTAACCCAAATTAAATTTGAATAAGTAATACTATAATTTTTTCTTTGTTCGTCTGAGCAAACTTGAAACTGTCTAGCATATTTAATTTTTGCTTTAGCTTCTTCTGTATGTTTTTTACCAGTATTAATAATAGATAGTTTTCTTTTAGTTTCTAATGATGTTTTTTTACCAAGATTATATTTATTACCTATACTACGAATAGATAAAGCTAATTTGTTTTTTTCGCTTACTTCTCTACCCATATTTGCTAAGCTAATTTTTCTTCTAGTTGATTCTGGTAATTTAGTTCCTGTTAATGTTTTAGATATTTTTGCTTTCCACTCAGGAGTTAATCTTCTACCTTTTAATGATGCAGCAAATTCACTTCTTAATTTTTGATATACTCTTGAATGAATCTTATAATCTCTTTTGCAGAACCTAGACTTAGATGTCATAAATATAAAAGCATTTAGCATCTTATGCTTAGCATTACCTGAAGTACAATAAGGTAACAATAAATGAATTATATAATGTTCTCTTGCAGTAAGATTAACAATATTATCTTTATCATTTGAACCACCACAGCTTTTAGGAATAATATGGTGAACTTCTTTATATCCTTCTAATGTTCTGTTGTTAGCTCTAGCAATTATCTTATCATGCCAAACTTTATATTTGTTTTCAATAAACATAAATTATTTTGGATATTTCTGTTTAACTGCGTTGATGGCTTGTTGCCATTTATTAGTGCCATTAATCTTGTCCCAATACTGCATATCTAATTGCTCTTGTATTGATGGATAATCTTTGGCTCTATCTCTTTGGTATTGTTTAGAATTATATTCTGTAATTAGTTCTTGTTGCTTAGCAAGTATTTCATTTGCAGGAATTGGTGTAGTTCCATTGTGCCAAGTGATTTGATTAATGTCATCTGCATTAACACTAACTTCAGCTTTTGGATTTATTTTTAAAATTGATTTAATTATATCAGTCATATTATCCTGCTATTTCCATTACTGTAATTGTTGATGCTGTTCTTGGATCATAAGTTGCTGCATCTCTATCAGAACTAGTTCTGTTTATATAAATTGCAGTACCTGAACCTGAAGCTGCAAATTGCAATTTATAAGTTGTTGCAGAAGTTGTATTTGGCGAATCTAAAAATGTATTAGAAACAACACCAATAAAATTTTGTGTACTTGGACTTAAATCACCTGCATAACTATTACCACTTAATCTTGGTCTTAATGAAGCGGCATCACCAATACAAATAGTTGTTGAATTTCTAACTAATTGTATTAATGTGCCTGTTGTATTTAAAACAGAACCATTATAAGTATTAAACATTATTAATACTTTATTATTAACTGATGATGGAGTAATACTTACTGATAATCCTGTAATATCAGCATATGAAGTTGTAGAACTTGAACTAGTATCAGTTTTAGTTGCTGATACAACCTGCAACACCGCACCAGCACCAAACTTAGATGTAGCTATAGCAGCACTAGCATTAATATCGGCATTAACTATTGTGCCATCAGTTATTCCTAGTGATTGTATTTTTGTTAGTGGCATACTTAAATTTTTTTAACTTGGTTGTTATTTAGTATCACAAAAAATTTAACTATGAAATCTAAAGATAGCATTAGTTGTTTTCCTCAGCTGGTAAAGGTGTATTACCTTCTTCAAGCCATTTTAAGTATTCTTGATAATCTGTATTGGCTAAGTCAAATGGAATACCTGCAATATCAGGAAAACGAATTACACCATTAGGTGTTCCTGTGTAAATATTTTTTGTTATTTTATATTTAATCATTATTATAACTCAGAAGAAGCAGTATATTGAAAGTCATGCATTGCACCGGTAGTAAAAACGGTTCCACTATTTGCTAAAAACCCAGCATTTTCAGTACCTACGTTATTGTTTAAATTTAATGTCGTACCTACAACAGATCCAGTACCTGAATTTCTAGCTGTTCCGTTAGCATCAGAACCACTTGCTCTAACAGTTGTTGTTGGGGTTGCTCTCATTGAAACTTTCCATGCAACATTACCTACACAAAAAGCATTTCCAACAGCAAAAAAACCTATATTACCAGTTATTGAAGAATTATAAGTTGTTTGATAATACCTCTGACATCTACCTAAGCTAACATCAATAGGTAAGAACTCAAAATCAGATGCAGCAGAACCTTTTTCTAATTGTACATCTGTAATGTATAAAAAATCTCCAGCAGTTGTATCAGTTACATCAGACCAGATAAATACTATAATGTTTTTAGTAGATGCAGTATCTACTGCAGCACTTACTGAATAAGTTGCATAAGAAGTTGTAACGCTTAAATTTGCAGGTGTGTTTTCATAAGTGGCATTTGCAATCAAAGTTGGATTAGTTCCCTCAGCACCCCATGCAGAAATAATATCAGAGGTTACTGTATCTGCTGTGCCAGACCAAGCAACGATTGCACACTTAACATTATCTAATTTTGTAGTAGCTGATACCTTAGCTTTAAAAGATAAAGTTACAGTATTACCAATTAATCCTACACAATTCTTTTGTTCTATAATTTGTGCAATACCAAATTTTTTATTTGCTGTTTCAACGTCTAATGCGATTGCAGTTAATTGATTAGTAGGTACAGTTGTTGTTTCTTGAGTAACGTCAATAGCATCATTACCATCAGACAATATATACCATCTATCCAATGTATAAGTATCATCATTATTAGCACTACCTGTTGAAGTAAAAGATGTTGCTCTTTGAGCAACTGCAAAATCACCATTAATAATTGCGTTTTTAGTTAAAGGATTTCCTAATATTTTAGACTGAGCAATAGCTGCACTTGCATTAATGTCAGCATTAACAATAGTGCCATCTACAATCTTTGCAGATGTTATAATACCATCTGTTATATCAGCTGAGGTTAAAGGAACTGCTGAAGGTTGATTTCCTATGAAAGGCATTTAAGTTATCTCCTATGAACTTATATCATCAACTGCAGATACGACTGCATCAATAGATGATGCTGTGTTACTTACGATATATAATCTATCTCCAGATTGAACTACGAATTTTGCACCACCATCTATTACCTGCAAAGCAGATCCAGAAGGTATAGGTGCATCTTTGATAATGTAAAAATTGTTTCCACCACTTGCAATATATACAGAAGCATTAACTGCACTTCCTGTAACATTTGCTAAATTAATTCCTATGATTGTATCGTAACTATTAAAGTCTGAACCATCTGGAATATCAACTGCTGATGTTCCAATGTTTCTTTCTATGTATCGTCTGAAATTTTGTGCCATATTTAATTTCCTATATTAGTTTATATTATAATGCAATAGATACAGCTAGAGCAAATCCTTTTGTTGCAAATGTACTTGTATCAGTAGCTTCTACAGTTAGCCAAGTAGAACCTGTGTAATATTTCAATGTATTTGAACTATTGTTAAAATATAGATCTCCTGGTGTTAAAGGATCATTATCATTATCTAATGTTGGATCACTTGCTTTTTGTCCCAAGTATATATCTTCAAAATTGTCAGTTGCTGTTAGAGCAGCATCTCTTGCACTGTTTGCGGCATTAGCAGCATCAGAAGCTGTGTTAGCAAAGTTACTAGAATTATTAGCAAAGTTACTTGAATTAGCTGCATGGTTACTAGATGTATTAGCAAAGTTACTGGAGTTAGCAGCATGATTAGATGAATTACTTGCATGATTGCTAGAAGCATTGGCAAAGTTTGAACTGTTTGCCGCATGGTTTGAACTGCTATTTGCAAAGTTAGATGAATTGGCAGCATGATTAGCAGAAGTGTTTGCACTATTAGAACTGTTATTAGCAAAGTTGCTAGAATTTGCTGCGTGGTTAGCTGAATCATTAGCACTATTAGAACTATTGTTAGCAAAGTTACTTGAGTTAGCAGAATGATTTGCAGCTGAGTTGGCACTGTTACTAGAATTGTTTGCAAAGTTAGAAGCATTGCTAGCAGAATTAGTTGCAGCATTTGCATTAGCTTGTACTGAACTTAAATATGTAGCTGCATTAGTTGCAGAGTTAGAAGCATTAGATGCGTGATTACTTGCATTAGATGCGTGATTGGCTGCAGTATTAGCTGAGTTAGATGAGTTGTTAGCAAAATTAGAACTGTTAGAAGCATGGTTCGCAGCTGCATTAGCTGAGTTTGTAGCAGATTGTGCATCAACAATTAAATCCCATTTAGCTACATCAGCATTAGAACTGATTGGAGTTGTACCTGTAGACGTATGAGTTGTGTTACAAAGATATACGTTGTTGTTAGAACCATCTTTTACAATATCTCTGGCATTGTATGTAATACCAGCACTCCATGAACCTCTGTTAGTTCCAAGTTCTTGTGTAACTGATAATTCACCATTAGTATCAAATGCTAAAATCTTATTAGCACGATCTGATGCACCCACTGTAAACTCAGTAGATGTCATTGTATTTGTTTTAGATAATTTTAAAGATCTTGTTACTTCTTCTTGCAATTGTTGAATTGCCATTGTTGCTCTGTCTAAACCTTCTTCATGCGATTCAGCAGGGAATGGATCGTTAGCGATATAATCTATTGATTGTGTTTGTGGAATGTTACGTCTTAATACAACTGTTTCAGTAGATGTTGGAATATTACCTGATGTAAATATAACTGATCCACCACCAGAGTTACCAGCACCTGTTACTGTATAGTGGGTTGTAATTGTTTTAACTGTTTCAGTTCCATTAGCTGAACGTATAATTACTTGAATATCTGAGTCTTGGAATATCTTAAATGTATATGAAAACGTAGTTGTAGAATTATCACCTGCGTAACTATTCTTAACTGTAGTTGAAGATATTGTCATAAAGTTCCTTTATTATATTTTAATCTATATGTCTATGGTTTTAACCAAAAATCTTGACCAGTAGCTCTTTTTGTATAACCTTCTAATCTTTGAAAGTAACCTGGATCAATCATTTCTTTTATTTGATAGCCAATAAGATAATTATAAGCTGGTCTTAAAAACCATATATCTTCAGGTAAGTTTGATTCTAATAATCTAAATGCTTTTATTCCAGCTTTATCAAATTTACCTTCATAAATATTACCTAAAGTTTTAAATAAACCCTCAGCATCAGCAAAAGCTGGTCCAAGAAGTGTAGATGCGGCACCACCATTTGATCTACTTATTTCTTGATAAAATATATCATAAATAATTGAACCTCCACCACCTTTTGCAATAGCTGCAGCAACTGTTTTAGGATCTCTAGGATCTCTAGGTTCTTTACCCATTAACATATCCGCAACTGATAATCCTAAATATCCAAACACTGTAGTAAGCACAGTATAATAAGCTAACGCTGGTATTGCTTGATCATATCTTACATTTGGTCCAGTACCTCTAATTATTGGTTCAAGTTTTTTAGTATAAACAGTTGTTGGAAATGATTTAAATTTTGTCATAAGTCTTAACAATAAACCAGCAGTAGTTCCTCTTTCAAATCCTTGGTTTAATATAGATCTTTCTCTAGCACCTGGTTCTAAAACTCCATGATGAACTCTATCATTTAAAAATATTCTCCATTTAGATTGCACTTCTTGTTTGAAATCATTTATTTGTTTATTAGAAAATTTTTTAACATCTGGTTTTGTTTTTTTTAAATAATCTAAAGCATCTTCTGTTGTTATTTCTTTTATATTATCAACAGTTAATAAATTATAACCATCAAATTCTTTTAATGAAGTTTTTCTCATTATATTCCAAATGCCTTCATCAATTTTATATAATCCTAAATTAGATTTTATTTGATCATCTAATTGATTCCATGCAGATTTTTTTGATAAATTACCATAATGATTTTGTAATGCTAAAAACATTGCAGATTTAAATCTTTGCATTAATCCAGTAAAACCAGTGTATTTATAAAAAGAAGATTTGTATTTTGCTAATACTCCAGTAAGCTGTTCTGCAATAGCATCGTGTTCTGTTAATCCACTAATCATGCTATTTGAAAATAAATTAAAAGGTTGAAGTATTTCTTTTAATTGCTCTTTGTTATTAGTTCTTTTTAGTTCTTTTAAAATAAAACTAGTAGAATCTAATAAATTCATTCCATTAACATTAAGCTCAGTTATCATGTTAGGCAAATCACCAAATAAAGAAGTAATAGTAATTCCTCCTAATTTTCCTGTTTCTTGCATAACTCCAATAGCGTTTGCTGTTTTTGCTTGCCAGTTATCAGATCCATAATTAATAGAACCATCAACTTCTTTGTAAACATTTTCTATTTGTTTAAAATTTAAATCCCTAGCAATAGTTCCACCATAATGATTTCTTAATAAAGTAATAACATTATTTAAAGTGTTTATTGGATTTGTTCCTAGCATTGTCATTAAACCATTATCTTGACCAGCTTTGTTTAAACCCATGTGCATTGCTTCAAAAAAATTACCATTACCAAATTTTTGATCATATTCATAAAAAGATAATCCATCTTTAAAATGAAATACTCGTTCAGCACTTTGTCTATTAGCTATATTACGAGAACCAAATTGTTGATTACCATCAAGAGTTACAATGTGATGACCAGATATAATATTATTCCAAGCAACAGATAAAAATTTATTTGGATCTTCACCTTCAAATGTTTCTGCTGGTTTTAATCTTGTTTTAATAAAATCAACCCATGCTGCTTTATGTGCGGATTCATCTTTTACATTATCTCCTGCGGCTTTTAGCATTTTATGAGTTATGTGAGATTGCCTTGTAACATAACCTGGTAATTTTTTAATATAGGCACCAAGACTATTTTTATCATCAACAACCATATCGTTTGCCATTTTAGCAATTTTAGCAATTTCGTATGCTTCTTTGTTTCCTGTTATAGGAACATCAATAGCTCCATCTTCATCACGAAGAAAAGGATTATCAAACATTTCTATAAATATTTCTTTATCAATTTTTCCTGATACAGCTAAATCTATAAGATTATTTTTTTCTAATTCTCCATTAAAAAATCCTTTATATTTAGATTTAAATATAATTTGGTGATTATCTATTGAAAGTCTTGCACCACGTTCTCCAGAAGATATTCCACCAATTAAAGCCTTCAAACCTCTTAATGGATTATTAGGAAAATTTTCTAAATTTTCATAAAATCTTTCAAATGATTTTTGTCTATCATTATAAGCATTAAATTTTTTTATAAGTGCTATTTTTTTTTCTTCATCTGCAATTTCTTTTATAATTTTATCTTGTGTTAATTCTATATTAGAAGCTATTTTGTTTTGATCTAATCTGTTTTTAATTTTATCTAGTAATTCACTAGCTTCTTTATCATTAAATAAATCTTTTACTGCTGCTTGAACCTCAACTAAACATTCTTTATATTTCATTATGCTCCTTTTCTAATAATACAAGATACACCAGCTTGAATGGTTTTAATAACATCATTTTGTCTATCAATATTTTTATTAATATCTTTAAGTTCTAAATCAAATGATTTTAAATAACTAGCAAATGCTGGATTGTTTTTAGCAAAGTTTTCTATACCAGTAAATTGATCTTCAAATGTTTTAATTTCAGATTCTAATTTATTTATATCATCTATATCAATTTTTTTAATTAACATAGGATTAATATCTACAAGTATTTTTTCAGCACCATCTACAGTATAAGTTGTATTAACTCTTCTTATATCTTTATCCATTCCTTGAACAACATTTTTTTCTAAATTCATAATAATGTCTAAATCTTTTTTAGAACTTAAATCTATTTTTCTTGCACGATCTGTAATTGTATTTGGTGTTAATTCTAATCCAGCAGCATTACCATAAACTTGTCTTAATCCTTCTAATTTAGATAAAGTAGATTGACTAACTTGAGATGATTTTTGTTTTTCTAATTTTTGTTGTTCTAAAAAATTTTTAATTGTAGTGTTCTCACCTAATTCTTCAATTTTTTTTATTTTTTTATTTAAATAATTAATCTTAGCAACAATAGGAATAAGTTTTTTATCTTTATTAATAATATTTAAATCAATTTCTTTTTCACCTGCAGCTATTTTTTTAGTTGTAAGTTCTAATCTTCTTTTAGATGCTTTTTGACTTAATTCATCATATTGTTTTTTTAATTTTTGTATTTCTAATTTTTGTTCTTTTGGAATATTTGAGTTTATTTTATCTTTTAATAAAGATCTTAGTTCATCAATACCCTCAACGCTTTTAACATTAGGTTCTAATTGAGTATCTAAAGAAACATTTAAATTTCCTTTAAGCTGCATTTGTTGTATTTTTTGCAATTGTATTTCTTTATTTCTTTGTAATTTTGTTTCTTCTATAAATGCTGCTGCATTAATTCTTTTACCTTGAAGTAATTGACCAACAGAATATTTTATCAAATCTTCTTTTAATTCTGGTGGTGCATTTTCAATGTCTTGATAAAGATTATCTCTACCAGTATATTTTTTATAAACATCACCTATTTTACCAAAACCAACTTGCAATCCTCCTCCAAGAACAGCACCAAATGCAATATTGTACAAAGAATCCATAGCACCATAATCTCTTTGTTCTGCATTAGATAATGCAATTTCAAATGGTTCAAATAAAGTATTACCTATTGCTCCTTCTTGAACCCCTCTATAAAACCTTGCTCTTGTTACTCCATATCTTCCAACCATTTGTAAAAATCTTCCTTGTCCCACAAATGGAATTACAGAAGTTCCAATGTTGATAGGATCTGTAAATGATCCACCTAAACCAGATATAAAATAAGAACCACGAGCAAGCACATTTTGTGGTCCACGAGATATAATATTTTGTTTTTCAAAATCATCTTGTTTTTTTTTAACAAGTAAATCTACATAACCTTTCTTTTCATCTCTTAAAAAAGTTAAACCTAATCCAGCATATTGTTTATTTAATTCTGCCATAGGAATAATTTCATCTTCTTCATAAGAAGCGTAAGTTCTATCTATTGCTCTTTTTAAAGATTCGTATGGAGAGTTTTCTGATGCTAAAGAAAATGTAGTTCCAAATGCCTCAAGCCAAGTTGTTGGCATTGTATCAAGAGCATTTAATCTTTCTTCTTCTGTACTATCTCTTGTTTTAATATCTAAACCAATCATTATTATGGTGTGTATGCTTTTAAATTCATTGCTCTTATTGATTCAAAACTATAGATTTGATCCATAGGAATTACAAAACTGTTTCCATTTTTATCTTTAATGGATTTAAATTCACCATCATAATCTGTAAAATTTATTCTAACATTTTCTCCACTAACTTTCATTGGTGTAAAAGAACCATTTGCTCCTTTAACTCCAAATTTAATTCCTGTATTACCATCCATATACCATTCACCATTTTTTTTAAAATAATCTATAGATTCTTGTTTAGATAAAAAGTTTCCGCCTCTGCCAACTGGATCAACACTAAAATCAGAAAACTCAATATCATTATAATAAAGTTTTGTTTTAAATATTTGAGTTTTTGCTTCTATAAGACCATGATTAACAAGTTTGCCATTTACATCAAAAGGAATATAAAAAGTATCATTAGTAGCATCATAATCAGCTATAAATCCTAAAGACAATTTATCTGCAGCATCTTTTGCACTAGTATATTTACCTTCATAAATACCTCTCATTGCAGCGTTCTTAATTGTTGTAACTGTTTTTCCTATTGATTGAGAATAAGTTGCATAACCATCTGGTTGATTTGCTATAATATCAGCAAGAGGTTGTATATTTTTATTAATTACAGTTATTAATTCTGATTCAACATTTGCATTATCAACTTTTCCTTTAACAATTTTTTTTTCTTCATCCTTTAATTCTCCTAATAAAGAAAAATTTTGTAAATCTAAATCATTGGTAGATAAAGCAAGTGATATATTTGTTCCTATTTTTTGATCAATTTGTTTAACAATATATGGCATAGCATCTCCATAAAATGTTTTTAAATCTTTAATAACTTTTTGTTTTTGTTTAACATCTTTTGTTCCTATAATTAAATCACCAATTTCTTGTATTTTGTTATTTGGCAAATATGTTCTGTATTCATCTGGTATTCTTTGTTGATCATATTTTGCATCTAATGATTTTTTAAAAACATTAAATTGAGTTGGGTCTTGCAAAGATTGTAAATATTCTTGATTTAATTTTTGATCTAAGTTTATAAAATATTCTCCAGCACCTTGTTCAATAATTGTTTTTCTTTTTTCATCTAATGCTCTTTGTGCAACATTTATTGCTTTTGTTTGAGTTTGTTCATCTGGGTATCTTTGTTTAATTATAGGTAATAATGAAGATATTGTGTCAGCTTGCTGACCAAATGGAGTTTCTTTAACTTCTGCTTTTATAACATTGTTAAAATTTTCTTCTTGTCTTTTTGCAATGTTTGTTTGAGCATAAGAAATAAATTTATTTCTATCTTCTAAATCAACTAATGAATATAAATTAGGATTTTCTTTTAATCTATTTAAAAAATTATCATCAGTTTTTGAATCTTTTTGCATAGCTAAAGTTTCAATAGATTTATAAATAGAATCTAATTCAAATTTTTTCTTATTAACACTTATGTTTGGATCTGGATCTGAGATATTTGTATTAACCCAATCTGCAGCTTTTTGTTTTGCAAAATCAACATCTATTGCACCAATTTGCATTTCTGTAAAAAGACCAGATTTCCAATTATTAGCTACTTTATTTTTTTCAGATTCCATAAGTAATCTGGATTGTTTTAATGTGGCTAAATTAATAGTTGAAAGAGAAGCGTTTCCTTTTTCTAAAAATCTTTTTTTAACAAAATTATTTTCATTAACTAATTCATTATCAATAATAGATTGAATTGTTTCTTTTCCTTCTTTTAAAAAATTAGAAGATGCTTCACTAGGAAATGGGTTTTTAGAATGTTTATCAAAAGCATCATATAATTTAGGTAATAATTTATTTTCATAATCTAATGATTTAATTTTAGCTTCTTCTTCTCTTTCCTTAATATAATAATTAGCTAATGCCGATTGTGCTTTAGTAAAAATATCATTAGTAATTGGAACTTGAAAAGAAGTTTTAATGCTTGGTACTTCAGCTGTTGGTCTTGCTTGTGCTTCAAATGTAGGTATCTTTGGCATATATTATTCCATTGCTGGATTTTGTTTTGTTCCAAAAGGTTTTAAATAACCACCCATTCCAAGTAAACTTGTTCCAGTTTGCATTATAGTTCCTAATTGTGCAGTTCTTGCCTGTTGTCTAGCAACTTGTCCCTGTATTCTAAAAAAATTAGCTTCTTCAAACTTTCTAGCTTGACCAATTTTAGCATTATATTCCATAATATTTCTTTCTTTTTCAGCTTCTTCTGCGTTTGCTCTTAATACTCTTAATCCTGTTCCAGATAAATCAGCACCTGTTTTTAAAATTCTAGTTGTAGTTTGTCCCTGTAATTGTGAAAATTTTTGATCAAATCTAGCTATATCAAATTCTAATTGTTTTTCAATCTGTGCAGCTTCTTGTTCTGCAATTTGAGCATTTCTATTTTGTATAGCTTGGTTATATTTACCAGCAGCACCTTGCTGTTGGTATTGCATAGCACCTAAGCCACCGACAATTAAATATGGTACAGCTGGTGCCATTAGAAAATCCTCGCAAATCTATAATGATCAGAACCATCAAAACCATAGTTCTTCATTAATCCTTCGTTTGTTAATCCCATCCATTTAGCAAAACGAATGCCAATACCAAAATCTGCTCTTACAGCAGTTTGTATTCTTTTAAAATTATGAGCTTTAGCTAATTCTTCAAAATTCTTTTTAATTGCACGAGCAATAGTAATAGGATGATTCCAAATATCATAAGTTGCAAGAACCCAACCTTCTCCAACATTACCCCATATTCTTTTAATACCAGCTGAAGCAACAATCTTTCTATTAACTGCACCTGTAAATGCTAATCCATTTTCTTCTAAATTCATACACTCAGTCATATTGTCATTAGCTAAAAAATTTGCATCTAATTGCATAAGTTTATGATTCATTTGAGATTGCATAATAATTTTACCATGATCTGAAATGTAAGGTATTATGACTAATCTATCCTTATCTTCTTCTGGTATATAATAAATATCTGAATTAGTCATTTGTTATTAATTCTGGGTATAACGATAAAACTGTTAAAGGTAAAGGTTGAGTTTGACGTACATAAATAAAACCATCGGTTTCATAGTTACCTCTAAACTCTACTTCCTTATCACCTGTAAATACTGGGATAGCTTGATCCATAGGTGTTGCAGAAGATCTAAATGGAATGGATTCCATATTATTTAAATCTGGACCAACTTCAACGCCAACAGATTCATATAATCTAATAGAGATATTAAATATTCTTTTTGTCT